ACAATTCAATGGCTCGGGAAGCGACATAATCATCCAAGGCCATTGAAAGAGATATTGGACAGTATAGGCAAAGAGAAAAGAGAAATGACAGACGAGGAAATGTTTGAATGTGTTAAAGTACTTAATGTATTATTCGGTGGGGAGGTGAAAATAGTAAATGGCGAATAGAAGAAGTAACTTCATCGTGCGCGGCGGTGCAGACTTCTCAGGGATTAACAAAGCGTTGACTCAAACTCAAGTTAAGTTAACTACATTTCAGTCTAGCTTAAGTAAATCTATGAAAGCTATAGGAATAGCCCTAAGTAGTCTAGCTGTTGGTAAACTTATCAAAGATTCAACAGCTATGGCAATGAACGTTGAATCAGCCACTGACAATATCCGCCGAAGCATGGGTAGTGCTGCAAGTGCATTCGAGAAGTTCGCAGACACACAATCAAAAGCCTTGGGAATGANNCGAAGAAACCGCGCAAAAAACACAGGAGCTTATGAAAGCTGCGGCAATCATAGCAAGTAAAACTGGTAGAACATATGATGATACAGCAGACAGGATTCGTTCAGGATTACTGGGGTCCACAGAAGCGATAGAAGACCTTGGTGTATACGTCCAAGTTTCCATGCTCGAATCCACCGAGGCATTCAAGAAAATTGCCAATGGTAAGTCGTGGAATCAACTTGACTACAGGACACAGCAACAAATCAGACTTGCGGCAATATTAGAGCAAGCTTACTCAAGGTACGGTGATACTCTTGCAAATACAACACAAACAAAGCAAGCAATGTTCCTAGCAAGCTTGCAAAACATCAAGCTCAATCTCGGTCAGGCGTTCCTCCCGATTTACAATGCCGTATTGCCTGCATTGACAGCTCTCAGCAATGCAATTGAAAATATAACAGCCAAGTTTGCTGCATTCACAGAAGCACTGTTTGGCAAAGCTAATGCAGTGCAGACAATTAACAATCAAACCAAAGCCGTAACAGATTTGGGTAATGCGACAGAAAAAGCAGGCAAGAAAGCGAAAGGCGCTTTGGCTGGATTTGACCAGCTTAATATATTACAGCCTAAAGAAGCCACAGCAGGGGCNNTTGACACTTCTGGAATTGAAAAATTCCGTGAGATGATACAGCCTACCGTAGAAGCGGTGCAAAAATTACAGAAAGCACTTGAACCATTGAAAAGTTTTACATCTCAAGCATTATCTGATTTTTATAACAGCTTTTTAGTTCCGGTAGCTCAATGGACATTCGGCGAAGGATTGCCGCGGTTTATTGACGCTATAAGTAACGGGTTAGCGGCAATTGATTGGTCAAAAATCAATGATGCATTGAATACCCTCTGGCAAGCGTTAGCACCTTTCGCAATCAATGTTGGCGAAGGCTTACTATGGTTCTGGGAGAATGTTCTAGCACCATTAGGAACGTGGACTATGAGTAATGTAGTACCAGTATTTTTGGATATACTGGCAGGAGCAATTAGTATTCTTAACAACACCATAGATGCCTTAAAACCGTTGGCACAATGGCTATGGGATAATTTCCTATTGCCCGTTGCACAATGGACAGGTGGAATCATTGTTGACGTACTTGAAGCTATTGCTGATGCGCTGAAAGGTATCGGGGATTGGATTAAAAACCATCAGAAAACAGTCGAGACATTCGCAATTATTGTCGGCAGCTTTGCTGTGGCATGGGGCCTTGTGAATACGGCTATAACAGCATGGAATGTAATCGGAGCAATAGCAGCAGGTGTAACAACAGCTTTTGGTGCAGCGGTTGCATTTTTAACATCACCTATCACCCTCACAATTGCAGCTATAGCGGCATTGATTGCAATTGTTGTTTTGCTCATTCGAAATTGGGATACGGTTAAGGAAGTAGCTGGCAACTGTTGGGAATCAATCAAAGGGGCTTGGAATGCTGCGGGAGAATGGTTCAAAACCAGCATTACTGAACCTATCAAAAACGCATTTGTAAGTGCATGGGAAGGTACGAAAAATGCTTGGAGCACGTCAAAAAGTTTCTTTAGTGGTGTTTGGGGCGGTATCAAAGGTGCATTTGGAAACGTTTCGGATTGGTTCAAAAACACTTTTGCAGATGCGTGGTCAAAAGTAAAAAATGTTTTTTCAGCTGGGGGCGTGATTTTTGACGGAATTAAAGAAGGTATATCTGATACCTTTAAAACCGTAGTCAATGCTCTAATAGATGGAATTAACAAAATTATCTCGGTTCCGTTCAAAGCTATAAATGGGATGTTAAACAAAATTAGAAACGTTAATATTTTGGGAATTACGCCTTTTAGCGGGTTGTGGAAGGAAAATCCACTAGCCGTTCCGCAAATACCAAAGCTCGCAAGAGGAGGTATTGTGGATTCTCCTACGCTTGCAATGATAGGTGAAGCAGGGAAAGAGGCAGTTGTGCCTCTTGAAAATAACACGGGTTGGATGGATACATTGGCACAAAAGGTGGCATCAGCTGTGTCTCAAGCAGTTAGCACTAACGGTAATAATATCGGCGATATAGTAATAAAATTCGAGGAAATGACACTTGGAAGAGCAGCTATAAAATCTATCAATGCAGTACAACGCAATGCTGGCACAACATTGCTAATAGTGTAAAGAAGGTGATACAGTGCAGCTTAAAATTAATAATACAGTTGTAGCAGCACCGTCAGAATTTTCCGTGACGGTGCTTGACCTCGATAATGGTGAAAGCTCGGTAAGAACAGCAGACGGAACTTTGAACCGAGACCGAATAGCAGTGAAAAGACAGCTTGATATCACCTGGCCGCCGTTGAAATGGTCGGACACATCAACGCTATTGCAATCTATGTCAAGTGTGTTTTTTTCTGTGAATTATCCTGATCCTGTTGATGGGACCTACACGACGAAAACATTCTATGTCGGGAATAGGCCTGTACCAGTTGCTATCGTGAAGGGCAGCGAAATATATTGGGGTGGACTCAAAGTCACTCTGATTGAAAGGTAGTGATGCAAGTGTATAGTACATCACAAAAATACAAAGACTACATAACTTCATCAAACAGAGAATTCGAAGTTAGAGCTATCGTAGGTGGAGTAGTATATGGCAGCGATGAAGTTGTAGAATTCACCATTGATGATATGATTACCGGTAGCGACGAATTGACACTTGGGACTGTAATTCCAGCAAAATTAAGTATCAAAATAAAGACAACAAGCTCAATATCAACGAACGCAAAAATAGTGCCACAAATAAGGCTCAATGGACCTGATGGCTATACCGAATGGATTCCAATGGGTGAGTTCTACATTGACTCAAGGCAGTACCAAAACGGCGTATGGACTTTCAGTTGCGTTGACAAACTTATTACGACAGAGCAGCCGTATGTATCGAGCTTAACCTATCCGATAGCTATGAGTGAAGTATTTGAGGAGATATTAGAAATACTTGATATTGAATCTGACGTAGTAATCAACTCTTCTTTTCAAATACCTTATAAAGACGAGTCAATAAGCATAAGGGATATGCTGTCATGTATAGCATCGGCACACGGGGCCAATGTGAAAATGAACAGAGAAGGAAAACTGATATTTGTTCCTCTTTCTCCTTCATTGCCGGTAGCGACTATAACAGCATCAAACTACATACGAGCGGAACAAACAAATCCACAAAAGTCATATACAAAGCTTGAAGTAATACACAATGCAGAAGGTGAAACACTCAGTAAAGGTACCGGAAACGAAGATAATACATTGAAATTTGAAAACCGCTTCATGTTCATTGAACAGAATCAACTCAATTATGCATTCTCAATCATGAACGGCTTTTCTTATGTACCATATAGTATGACTTGGACCGGTAGACCCGATTTGGACGTTGGAGACGTAGTCAAGGTTGTACTACTAGATGGCACAGAAATAACAAGCATAATTGCTGTAAATAAAATCAGCTTCAAAGGTGGAATATTGCAACAGAGCTCTGCACCTTCCAAGAGCGGACAGCAGAGTGAATTTCAGTTTCAAGGCTCTATAGCAAAACAATTAGCACAGAGACTTGTAAAAGATCATGTTTATAATGGGGTGAGTTTTGGACCCGATTACGGGTTGAAAGTTGAACGGTCTGATAAAAAAGTGCGTGTACTTGCAAATGCTACAGAAGGTATTCGAATTCAAAAGGGTGATGGCACAGGAAATTACACGGATGTAATTTTTCTTGACACAGAAGGGAATGGAAACTTCATGGGTAAAATTATTTCCTCAAGCTTTGAGGGTGGAAGTATTAACATTGGCGATGGTAATTTTATTGTAGACAGTAGTGGAACATTACGATTACAAGAAGTGATAACAAGGTAAGGGTAACCATAGATGGTACAAACGGCTTCAAAATTCAGAAAGGTGACGGTACCGGCAACGTATGGGTTGACACTATATACATGGATGCAGA